GAATATGCCGTAAATCTAACTTCATATCTTGACATTGGAATTCATCAATTGGCCGATGGTATCGGTTATATAATCAAAGACGCAAAAGATAAAACTTTCAACGAGATTATTGAAAATGCCTAAAAAGCTAACAGCGCAGGAATTTGAAAATATCATTTCTGGCGGTGAACCTTCTTTTCAGAAAGAACCTATTACTAAAATCTTTCTGATCCAATGTCTCAATTGGTATTCCGCTAATCGTGAGACTAAAAATGCTCAGAAATATATCAATGATTATCTGAGCAAAAACAAGATTCATTCCACACAAGAAAAAATCGGTACAATGCCAAATACTTTTGGCTGGTTGTGCCGCATGGTCTCCCGTGGTGCTATTCTTACCGAAGATCAACAAAAATACTTTGATGCCAAGATTGATTTTCTTAAGACTAAAAAAGTCAAAGAAGTTATTGTTGAAAAGAATTGGAATCAACCGTCAGTTCGTGAGCGCGTAGAAGAAAAAGCCAGAGAATGCATTGGTGAACTTGAAGGTTGTATTGATGAATACTATTATAGTAACTTCAAAGAAAAGAAATCACCTCTTGGCCTGATGCTGGACAATAACATCAAAGGTATGCATTGTGCATATATTCTTGATGTATTCAAGAATCGTAGGGATGAACTTGAATCTGTTTTGTCAACAAAAGATGAACAGATTATTGAAGGTTATTCCAATATCAAGAAAGCTGGTATCAAGAAGATTGTGGAATATATTCAATTGATCATTGATGATACTCAAAAAGTCATTGGTGAATCACAAAAGACTAGGAAGCCGCGCAAGCGTAAAGTAAAAACTGCTGCACAATTGACTAGTAAGGTCAAGTATTGTGCGGAAGATAAAAAGCTTAATATCAAGTCTGTCAATCCAGACAAGATTATTGGTGGTTCTGCATTGTGGATCTTCAATACAAAGACTCGCAAACTTGGTTGCTATTATGCTGATGATGCATCGGGTTTGAGTGTCAAAGGTACTAGTATTCTTAATTATTCCAAATCTAAGTCTATTGCTAAGACAATTAGGAAGCCTGAAGAACTTGTAGGAAAAGTTGCAACTGGTGGCAAAGTATTCCTTAGGAATGTTCTGGGTAATGTAAAAGCAAAAGAGATTAAGCTTAATGGCAGAATTAATTCTGATACTGTTCTCTTGTTGGTGATGAACTAATGATTTACACTGATGATGAAAGAGTATATACTGACATTATTACCTCATGGATTTTAAAGTATAAGAATAATAAGACTGTTTATCCTTGTATCTTGATTGAGTTTGATGATCTAGATTCTTCATTGCAGCATGAGTGTTATAATGTGTTTATTCATAAAGATTCTCTTGGTATTACAGAGTTTCCGAAACATCAATCAATTGGTCCTGTAAAGATTCATAGACCGAAAGAAGAAGTTTGTATTTGCTGTTGGTATGATATAAATAAGAATGAAGTAGCTGTAATTCCTTTTGAAGATAATTATTCAACTGAGCTTAATACTGGATTTGTTATTCAACTGATTTTTGACATTGAAAAGAAATATAATGATCATTTTTGATTTTAATCAAGTCGTAATTTCCAATTTGATGCAACAGATTGGATCATCTAAAGCGCCTGTGGACATTAATCTTGTTCGGCATATGATTCTGAATACAATCAGGACGTATGTAAAGAAGTTCAAGAAAGAATATGGTCCAACTGTTGTTATTGCATGTGATAATAAGCATTACTGGCGCAAAGATCATTTTCCCTATTACAAAGCGCATCGTCGGAAGAATCGGGATTCTTCTGGACTTGATTGGAATTCCATCTTTGAATGTCTGCATACTATCAAGCAAGAACTGAAAGATAATTCGCCATATCGTGTCGTTGATGTTGATGGCGCAGAAGCGGATGATGTTATTGCTGTTCTTACTATGAAGTATAGTCCATCTTCTAATGTAATGATTCTATCAAGTGATAAAGACTTTGCACAATTGCAGATGTTTCCTAATGTTTCACAATATTCACCTATTCTCAAGAAGCATATCAAGGAAGAATTTCCTACTATGCAACTTAAGCAATTGATTATTCGTGGCGACAAAGGTGATGGTATACCTAATATTCTTTCAGCAGATAATTCCATTGTTGAAGAGATTCGGCAAAAACCTATTACAGAAGCAAAGATCATTAATTGGATGAATCAGAAACCAGAAGAATTCTGTAATGATGAAATGCTTCGTAATTATAAGCGTAATGAATCATTGATTGATTTGCGTATGATTCCCACAAAGATCCAACAAGATATTTGTGATGCATATGAACAGATTAAGCCCAAGAGTAAGAATCAATTCATGAATTACATGATTTCCAAAAAACTTAAAAATTTGATTGAGGTGCTTGATGAGTTCTAATAAACTATACCACGAAATCTTTCGTGAATTTGAATCTGCTGGAACACGCAAAGATAAAGTTGCAGTTCTACAAAAATACGGTGATAAGAGACTACAAGATTTTCTTCTATTCTCAATGCACCCTTCCGTAAAGTTTGATATCACTAAATTGCCTGATTATAAACCTTCTGTTATTCCTGAAGGACTAAATTACACTAATCTCGCTTTTGAAATGGATCGTCTTTATATCTTTATTCCTGAACATCCACGTTATAGAGTAAAACTACCTGAAAGAAAAGAACAAGAGATTCTTCATACAATGCTGGAATCAATGCATGCCGAAGAAGCCAAACTCTTGATGGGTTGTTTCAAGAAAAATCTTCCTGTAAAAGGATTAACTCCCAAAATCGTCAAAGAAGCATTTCCTAATCTACCACTATGAAAGTCGCTATTGTTACTCCTACCATTGGTAGTGAGCATCTACGTCAATGTATGGAAAGTGTTCAGAATCAGACTTATGATAATCTGACACATTATATCTTTCTTGATGGTCAAGAACATTATGAAAAGATTTATCCTATTCTTTATGATGTTTCTGGTTCTAAAGAGATTAAAACAACCACATTAATGGATAATGTTGGTAAAGGCTGGTACGGACATAGAGTTTATGCTGCATGTTCGTTTCTAGTTAATGCTGATGTTATCTGTTATTTGGATGAAGATAATTTTTATAGACCTGAGCATGTGGAATCTATTGTTAAATTGATCAAAGATTTTCCATGGGTTTATAGTCTTAGAAATATCCATGATAAGAGTGGTAACTTCATTTGTGAAGATAATTGTGAATCATTAGGTAAGTGGCCAGTTTATTTTGATAATAATACTTTCCATATTGATACTGCATGTTTTGCGGTGCGTCAAGAAGTTGCTGTAAGGATTGGTCACGCATGGTATGGGCAATGGGGTGCTGATCGCCAATTCTTTCATAATATCAAACATCATTTTCCAGACTTTCAATGTACAGGACTTCATACGGCCTGTTATAGATTGGATGGTAATGAGAATTCTGTGAAAGAAGAATTCTTTGAACGTGGCAATAAGATGCAAGAAATAGCATATCAAGGATTGTTTCCTTGGAAAATGAATCAGACAATTAAAATATGATGAATAGATTAGTTGATTGGAAAGTATCGGCCGATAAGAATGATGTAATAGACAAGATTCTATTACAGAATCATATCTTCTTTTTGACGGGTGAAATTGATACTGATAGTGTTACCAAAGCAATCAAATGGATTACTGTTGAAAATCTTTTACCTTTTGAAAAAGAAAAATGTCTGAAATTATACATAAATTCAGAGGGTGGAAGTTTATATGACGCATTTGCATTGATTGATACGATGAAAGTCAGTAAGATTCCTGTACATACCTATGCATTGGGTAATTTGATGAGTGCAGCATTTCTTATCTTTATTTCAGGAAAGATTGGTCACAGAAACATTGGAAAGAATACAGGTGTTTTGTGTCACCAGTTTTCCATGGAGCAAGAAGGAAAGTCGCATGAAATTCAAGCTACCATGAAAGAGGTTGAGTATTGTAATGAGAAGATGATTAATGTAATATCTGAATCATGTAATCTTCGTAAAGACAATATCAAAAAGAAGTTGTTACCTCCTTCTGATGTTTGGCTTACACCAGAAGAAGTTATGAAATTTAAACTGGCCGATAATATTTTTTAAGGAGTTTTGGGAAATAAAATGATTAGTCATAAGCAAGTTGTTCGTGGTATGAAAACAAAAGTTCGTAAGAATCGTGAGTTTGATGACGAAAAAAATTTCAAACAAAAACAAAAGAAACATGATAAAGTTCTTTTTCGTAATCTAAAGGAAGAAAAAGATGACGTATCATTCAACTATTAAACAGAGAATATCTGATCTAGAGCAACGAATCAAGGCGCAATTGGGTAATCTAGAAGAAATGACCCGCGAATTGGAAAGACTTAAATTAACTGAATTTGAAGAAGATTTAAGATCAGAAGATAACAAAAAGCTACTGCTCGGCTAAGTTATTGATTCTTCAAGAGATTATTCTCTTGACAAATATGACGGTTTTTGCTATAATATCAGTATGAACTCGTCAATTCCAGCTGTTGGTAGTATAGTGTCCGTTACGACAAAGTATCGGAATATCAATTTGCTTGACAAAAGCAAGTATGTATATTACACTTACAAAGGTGTTGTGGTTCCCAATCAAAGATGGGTTTCTGCCGATTCTTTTTGTCTTAAGACTGACAATCCCAATTATCCTGTATCCATTATTTCCAGCAACAATGTATTTCGTTTGGAAATCATCAAAGGTGCAAAACAATTAACTTCTGTCCGTAAGTTCCGTGTAAAAGGCAAACATGAGTATATTGTCACCTTATCGGGCAAGAATTATTCATGCACTTGCGTTGGATTCAAGTTTCATTCAAAATGCAAACATATTGATGCTGTTAAGGATAGTATTAAATGATTATTCATTATAGTGGTCCCAAACGCAAGGCAAACAAAAAGACTAAACGTGAGCGCGAACAATACAAGAATTGGCTCGCTAGCCATGGCTCTACTGGTAAAAAAGAGCGTAAGAAGTTTGTTCCTTTAAAATCTAATACACCTGTCCCTGTTCGTCCTGGTTCTGAACAGTATAGGAATATTCCTTCTGTTGATCTTGGAGTGACTGGCGCATTGACCAAGTCTGGTATTATGCGAGACTTTCATAAGCTTACCGAGAAAGATCGGCAGATTGTTGATGATGTTGCATCTTGTACTGCACCGCTTCATAAGGGTCATTATACCTATGTTTCGCCTGGTACTGATCCAGCCAGTCTTGGCCGTAAGAATGAAGTATTGTAGTATTGACAATATTGTGAAAATGGTGTATAATAGACTTGTAGTAATTCATTTTATAATTGATTAAGGAAATATTATGCGTATTAAAAGCACTGAAACTCGGCAATTTGAAAAACTTCTGATTCTTCTTTCTGACGGGCAGCCACGTTCCAAGCAACAAATTGTGGCTGGCATGTCAAGCAAGATTGATGAAAGTATTATTCCTCGTTTGATGTATGATTGCAAGAAACACGCAAATGCAACTATTCGTACCACCAAGAATGGTACCACTGTTCTCTCTTATCAGTGTGTTAATACTGATGAGGTGAAGGTTTATATCAAACAAGTGGAAGATCGTATTCAAGCGGCCAAGACTGTTAAGCCTGTCAAGAAGGCTGCAAAGTCGCCGACCAAGAAGTCTCTTAAAAAGACTAAGACTAAGATCAATAAGATTGCGGATCTTAATGTCAAGGAGACTAAGGAACCTGAGAAGCTTGTTGTTGAAGAAATCGTTCAATAATTTACAGTATAAACTCTTAGGGGCCGATGGAAACATCGGCTTTTGCACATGAACATATTTTATCTAGATTCTGATCCTGTTGTATGCGCCCAAATGCATTGTGATAAGCATGTTGTCAAGATGATTCTGGAATCTTGTCAATTGCTTTCTACTGCACATAGGGTTCTTGATGGTCATTCAACAATTGAAAAAAGCGCATCTGGTCGTAATGTAAAGCGTTGGTATTTAAATGATTTGCGTCAAGGAATACTGTATGGTGCGACTCATATTAATCATCCATCGGCTATTTGGTGTCGTGAAAATATTCTTCATTATTCATGGCTGCGTGAACTACTTGATGCATTACTTGAAGAATATACTCATAGGTATGAAAAGATTCATAAGTGTGAAACCATTGCTAAATATTTGATGTTTCCTCCTTATGCATTAGGCAGATTAGTTGAAGATTTTACTGAACCGCCTCCTGCAATGCCAGATGAATGTAAAGTCAAGAATGATTCGGTACTGTCGTACAGGAATTACTATATAATGCATAAAGCGCGGTTTGCAAAGTGGACTAATCGTGAAGTACCTATTTGGTATGCAAAAGGTATAATGAAGAAGGAAGAAAAAGAAGATGCCGACTTACTTGTTTCATGATACGGAAGATAATGAATATTTTTCAATGGTAATGAAAATCTCTGAAAGAGAGAAGTTTCTTGAAGAGAATAAGCATATTCAACCGGTAATTACAGCACCGGCATTAGTTTCGGGAACTGGCACTAGGGCAAAAGTTCCTTCAGGTTTTAAAGATGTTTTAACAAAAATTTCTGATGCTCATCCTACTAGTTCATTAGCTAGTGAGTATAGAAGCAGGTCAATCAAGGAGGCAAGAACGGCTAGGGTCGTTGATTCGCATGTTAAGAAAATCACAAAAAAATTAACTAATTCTTGATGTATAAGTTTTCACACAAAGGGGTAACCTGAAAGGGTTGTCCCTTTTTTCTTTTGAAAGGCGGTAAAATGGGAAAGAAATTACAATCACAACAACATTTCTCTTTAAAGAAAATAAAGCCTTTAACAATTAATCAGGAAGATACCTTTAGATCATTTTTTGAAGGTAAAAATCTGTTGCTTCATGGCGTAGCTGGTACAGGAAAAACATATATTTCCTTGTATCTTGCATTAAATGAAGTATTAAAGGGTAACAACGGACTAGAAAAAATAATCATATTACGATCTGTTGTTCCAAGCAGAGATATGGGATTTCTTCCTGGAAATATAAAAGAAAAGACAAGAGTATTTGAGGATCCGTATCGTGAGATATGTGATGATTTATTTGGTCGTGGTGATGGTTATGATATACTCAAGAATAAGTTTTTAATTAATTTTGCTACAACATCATATCTAAGAGGTATTACTTTCAGAAATGCCATTATTATAGTTGACGAATCACAAAATATGAATTATCATGAGTTAGACACAGTTATTACTAGAATTGGTGATAACTGTAGAGTAATCTTTTGTGGTGATTTCCGTCAAAGTGATTTATTAAAACAAGAGAGAACTGGACTGATAGACTTCATGAAGATTATTGATAAAATGGGTTGTTTTGATAAGATTGAGTTTGGTGTACATGATATTGTTCGTTCAGCATTAGTGAAGAATTATATTGTATCTAAAATGGAGTTAGGATTTGTATAATTTTGTACATGAAAGAATTCCGCAGTTAGACTTTGATCTTTCTGCGGAAACTACTGATACTGGTAGATTCTATACTACACCAACAGGTAATAGATATAGGTCTGTTACTACTGTTCTTTCATCTTATAAGCAAGACGTATTACAAGAATGGAAGAATAAAGTTGGTGAAGAAGAAGCTAGATTACAATCAGGTAGAGCAGCAAGAAGAGGTACTGCATTACATAATGTATGTGAAAAATTCCTATTAAATGATCTTTCTGACATGAAAATCAGAATGATGATGCCTAATATAAAGGAATTGTTTTTACAGGTAAAGC